ATTGATTTAAAAGAATCAGAAAAAAGAATTAATTAATTAGATATATACAAAGACCTCTTAAAAGGTCTTTTTTTGTTAAATAAAATCGCAAAGTATGCGTAAAATACTAACCTTGCATGGACTAGACCATGTTAAAAAATGTAAAGGATGAACAATATGAAGAGAGAATTTTTAACAGGATTAAAGCTGGAAGAAGAAACAATAGAAAAAATAATGATTGAGCATGGAAAAACTGTTAACAGTGTGAAACAAAAGCTTGATGAAAAAACAGAAGAATCAAAATTATTATCTGAAAAAGTAAGTACATTAGAAAAGCAAAATAAAGATACTGAAAAATTGCTAAAGGATAATGAAGAACTAAAAGGAAAATATGAAACTTTGCAAAGTACAAGCAAAGCAAACTTAGAAGCTAAGGACAAAGAAATAAAAGGAATTATCACAAAAGGATTATTAAAAGACAGTTTAGCAGAAATGGGAGCAGTGTACCCTGAATTATTGATAAAAAATATTAATCTTGATGATGTAATTGTCCAGGATAATAAAATATTGAATAATGATCTCTTAAAAAGTCTTAAAGATACTTATAAAGACTTGTTTAAAGATACAAAAGTAACTGGGAATAATACAAATCAAAATAATAATCAAGGGAATAATGAACCTGGATTTAAAAATCCTTTTGCAAAAGAAAGTTGGAATATGACCGAACAAGTAAAGTTGTATAACACTGATAGGCAGCTTTACGACAGATTAAAAAATACGAAATAATAGGAGTGAATATAGATGGCAGAAACAAAAATTGCTGATATCCTTATACCAGAAATTTGGAATCCATACATAATTGAGAGAACAGCAGAATTATCGACATTAGTGAGAAGTGGAATAATTGTAAGAGATGCAATGTTGGACGTACTTGCAAAGCAGGGTGGAAAATTAATTGAATTACCATTTTTTCAGGATTTAAGCGGAAGTGATGAAGTGCTAGATGATACATCACCACTGACAGTAAATAAGATTGATACAGAACAAGATACAGCAGTATTACTACAAAGAGGTAAGGCGTGGGGAAGTAATGACCTAGCAGCAGCTCTGGCAGGATCAGACCCAATTAATGCAATATCTGACTTGGTTGCTGAATGGTGGAACAGGGCAGAACAGGCTATTCTATTGGCTACACTAAAAGGCGTGTTTGCCGATAATGCAGCAGCTAATTCATCCGATTTGATAAATGATATAGCTATAGAAGATGGTGTTAATGCAGCAGATAGTAATTTAATTGGTTCAGACGCAGTTATTGACACAAGATTAAAACTTGGTGACGCTATGAATAAATTAACAGCAATTATGCTGCATAGTGTAGTATATGGAAGGCTTCAAAAGCTTAATTTGATTGATTTCACACCTACAAATGTACAAAATATTGGGTTTGGAACATACTTGGGACATACTCTAATAGTAAATGATAATTGCCCGGCTGCAGCAGGCGGAACATCTGGATATAAATATACAACATATTTATTCGGACAAGGTGCAATTGCAAGGGGTGAAGGTTCGCCAAAAACACCTAGTGAGACAGATAGAGATAGTTTGCAAGGCTCTGACATTCTTATTCATAGAAGGCATTTTATCTTACATCCTCGTGGAATAAGATTTAATGGAAGTGTAGGAAGTGCAACAGCACCAACACCAACAAATAGTGATTTGGAAGCTTCTACAAGTTGGACTAGAGTATATGAAAAGAAAAATATAAGATTAGCAAAATTAGTTACAAATGGCTAGTATACACTAGTCAATTTTTTATATTCGGCTGGACTTAGTCGCCAGATTAGAATATTAGGAGGAAATATAATGGGAATACCTTGGACTAAAAAACCGTTAAGAAACACACTTAGGACGGTTTATAATGACATAGATAGCTATATAGAAAGCATAGAAAATGAAGGTAGTGGAGCAATAACCGGAAATAAATATTATGTCGATTCTGGAAGTGCTAACGCTGTAAATAGTACAGTTGGCGGGCAAACTCCGGAAGTGCCTTTCGCAACAATTGACTATGCAATAGGCATAGCAACAGCAAATAATGGTGATGTAATATTTGTGATGCCGGGACATACTGAAACGCTAGCAACAGCTACAGCTCTTGCATTTGATAAAGCTGGTGTAAGTGTAATTGGTCTTGGAAGTGGAAATGATAGACCTAAAATTACAATTGGAACTTTGGCAACTGCTACTATACCTATTACGGCTGCTAGTGTAGTATTTAAAAACTGTATAATAATAGGTGCTTTAGATGGGCTAAACTCTGCAATAACTATTACAGGGGATTATTGCGATATAGATGTCGAAATTAGGGATACAAGCGCAGCAGTAGAAAGCAACATAGGCATTACAGCTACAGGGGTTGATAAAGGTAAAATAAAATTAAAATATATTGGCTTTATTGCTGGAGATGCCGTAACTAATGCAATTGTATTAGATGGTTGTACAAGTGTTGAAGTAGAAGTAGATTTCTATGGAAAATCTAGTGCAGCAGTTGTTGAATTCTTGAATAATGCTTGTCATAACATTCTAGTAAGCGGATATTTTTATAATGAGTCAAGCGTGGCATATTCGCTAGATGTAGACGACACTGTTGGCGGTTCGACATGGTATGCGGTGGGTTATGATGGAAAAGCCGGAAGTGAGTTTGCCGGTGGTTCGGCTTCGGCTTTGGCAGCATTAAGCACAACAGGAATATCGGCAGCAATAGCAGTAATAGACGCTTTTCATGATGTACCTGTTGCGGATGTAGCTGATAATGTTGTTATTAGTGATGTTGTCGGAAATAAGAGTGATACAGTAGCAGGAACTAGTTTAATAGCTCTTGCGAAACAAATTATTGCATTGTTAGGAACTCCGGCAGCAGATGTAGGAGCTGACATTATAGCAATTAAGGCGGTTGTAGATATTATAAATGCGGCTGTTGTTCCAGAAGTAGCAAGTTTAGTTACATTCCACAACTTACCAGCTCAAAACAGTGCAGATAACACTAATTTAAGAGATGTTGTAGGAAATAAAACAGATACAACAGCAGGAAATAGTATTATAGGTCTATTGAAACAAATTCTTGAAGATACAGGAACAACAATGCCTGCCACAATAGCTACTATTGATGGTTTATTGGATGTTCCGACTCAGGATTTAGCTACAGATGCAACTATAAATCAGGTAGTGGGTAAAAAATCCGATACAGTAGCTGGAACTAGTATTGTAGCACTTGCTAAACAAATAATTGCAGATACAACAGTAATAGGAACTATTGTAAATGCTGGTGGTACTGCCGAATTAGGCGCATTGCTTGGAGATTTTGCAAATGTTACAGCTGTAACAAGGTTTGCTAATATTCAAACAGAAGCAAATAAAATCGAAACTCCTAGTGCTGCATGTAATCGTCAAGCTGGAAAAACTCAAATATTTACTAAAAATATAACAGCAGCAGCAAACGCAGGAGTAACAACGGTTGGAACTATTACAGACCAATCATGCTTGATAAAAAGGGTTGTAATAAGGGCTAATGGTGTAACAACAGCTGATATGACGAGCGCAGCGGTAAAGGGTGGAGCTTCTCAAAAAGTTGAGTTTATCAGTGCAGCAACAGCAGTTACAGCAAGTCTAAATGCAGATGATGAACAGGTATCTTACTCAGGAGCAGCAGTATTAAAGGCTACAAAAACTATTGTTGTTGACCTTCAAGGAACTGGAGCTACAGCGGTTGACTTAGATGTAATAGTTGAGTATGAAGCAATAGCAGCTGGTGGCTATATAGTGTAGGTGGTGAAATAAATGGGATTAGCTAGTTTCAACAGAGCTAGAAGAATTGCAGAAGAAAAAATGCAGGCTGAATTAAATAAAATAGCTGTAGAGGAAATAAATAATAATTTAATGGAAGCTGCTAAAATTGCAGATGAAACAATAAAAGAAGAATCAATAGAAAGTGCTAAAAAAATAAAAACCCGAAAGGGTGAGGAATAATGAACATAGAAGAATATTTTAAAAGAGTTTATGATGCCACAAATAAATTTATAAAAGTTGGCATAAGTGCTGGAACTGCTTTAATTGGTAAGGTAAGCATTGATCAGACTACAGATGGAACAACTAATAAGGTACAGGCAAGGAATGCCACGCATGATAATTTTTGTGCAAATGCTAATTTACAGGTTGCAGATGCCGATATAAGCACAACTAATCCTGTAAATGTAGACACAAAAAATGTATCTGATGCCATGATGGGTAATTTAGGTGGTGTATACAGTGGAGCTGCAACGATTACACCTGCTGCAACATATATATTTAATGCAATTCAGATAGTTACCAATGCTGTTCTTACATGTACTGGTGCACCAACGGGAATAACAGCAATAGCATTTGAGTCAGGAACAACAATATATGGACGGTTTAGTCAAGTAGTAATAGCGTCAGGCTCAGTTATCGCCTATCAAGGGAAGTGATAATATGCTTTGTAGGGGATTAGGAGTAAATAAGAAAAATGGAATAGTAAAATATGGATTAGACTTTATTCCGGGTGCAGTTGATAGCTGTGTTGCATTTTTCAGCTATTATAGGTCTTCAAGGCATTTTAAAGGTCAGTGTGTTGAAATAATGAGAGGTTCAGACTATGCTACAGCATGGTTTGGGTATAAAGGAAGCTTGGGATACATTGACTATATTGCTATTGCTTTATTTTGTAGCGGTACAACGGGGAAAGTTAAGACATGGGTTAATGGCAGTATGTTGGCTGGGGTGAATAACGCTATACAGAATAATTATGCTAATATGTCGATTATATTTGAGTCTGGTGCTTTTAATACTGATGGATTACGGTTTGTTGCTGCTAGTAGTAATTATATGAGCGTTACTGATTATACATTGATACAGATTACAGAACCGCCTTTTACTGTATATTCCAATTATTACAATGCAACATCTCCAAATTATACTTATGTATTTGCAAAAAGACTTACTGCCATTCAATTTGAAATTGCTGGATATCTAGCAACATCAAGACCACGAATATTAAACACGACATCGCTCGACTTAACAGCAAACGAGACAGGAAATAATAAAACTTTATTTTCATGGATTGGAAAAGGAACTAATGAATTTAAAGGTGTTTGCAATAATAATACTGGAGCTATTACAAAAAATGGAACTCTGACCAATGAAAGTACTTTTATAGTTGGTGGGCGTTTTGGCCCTAGTAGTTTTCATGACGGCAACATTAAATCAATAATAATCTTCAATAGTAATATATATGACAATTATACTCAATTAGCAGCAAAATTTTAAAGGAGATGATAACATGTGGTGGTTATTATATACAAGCTTAGAAAACGCGCAAACTGAATTAGCGAAAATTCAGACAAATATAAAATTACTCAATCCGGATGCGAGCTATTTGACTGAACCGAATCAATTAACAGCGAATCCACAAATAAATAACACAGTATATTTGTATGGATTTCCAAAACCTGATAACAATATTATCCAAGGCGTAACTTGGGAATTAGAGGATGAATGGTCACAAGATTGGTTTATCCAAGAAGAAATTTAAAAAGGGTGCTAAATGCTAAATAACACAATAAAATACTACGAAAAAATTAGTGATGAAGCATTAAAAAACTTAGCATCCGGGAAAAAATATCAATTCCGAAAGATGTTAAAAAATCCAAGTCTGTTAGCAGCAAATGAGGATTATTTTTTATCCATCCACAAATCCACGCAGGCAAGGGAATTGATAAAAAAATATCAACAAGACATGCAAAATATGTATATTTTAGCAGGTAAAGAGTATAATTTAACACTTGCTAAAATAAAGGCTACAAAAGACCATATTCTTATACAAAAGTTATTAAATGATTATGCAGATTCAGGAGTAATAGGGTTTACAGCCAAAAATGGTGCTAGATGGAACATAGAAACCTATTCCCGAATGTATACAGTCCATGTCAACAATCAATTATACAGGATGTCAGTTAGGGAACAGGCTAAAAACAACCTATTCCAAGTATCAGATCATGGGACTATTTGTGATTTATGTATACCATTCGAGGGTAAAATTTTGACAGGTGAAGAGCTTGACAATAGTACTTTATTCCATCCAAATTGCAAACATTTTATTACTGAAATCAGCAAAGTTGGTGATGTAGCCTGATGCAATATACAGCAAAACAAATAAAAGCAGGTCTATTAGTTAGTCCTAAATTAGAACCTTTAAGAAGATGGAAAAGAAGGCTAATAGTAGCTTTAACAGATGAAGAAAAACAGAAATGTAGAGCAAAAATAAAAGAGTATGAGGGGAAAATATGATTACTCTAACAGAAGTAAAAACATTATTACAAATCTCAAATACAGACTGGGATACATTCATAACTTTTAATATACCACTTGTAATAAATACTATTTGCGACCATTGCAAAAACCATTTTTTAGATGAAGATATATACATTACATCTGAAAATGTAACCTTCGCAAATACTGATAGCTCTATAACCATAACTGAGCTGGCAGGGGAATTTGTTGCAGGTGACTATATAAGAATTTATGAAAGTGCTAGGAACAATGGTTGTGCAAAAATAGATACTGTAAACAGCACTAAAATAGTCGTATCTGAGATTGATATTATAAATGAAACGGTAGATAATAGCATAATAATTTTTAGAGCAAACTATCCAAAATCATTGAAATTAACAGCAGCACAAATGATAAAATTCTTGATTGCAAATCATGATCCATTCATTAAGTCTGAAAAAATAGATGATTATTCTGTGACATTTGATGACGAAGAAATGGTTGATGGATTTCCTAGAAGTATTATGTCGAAATTGAACAGATTTAAAAAGTTTTATCTGGAAGAAATTAATATAGATGATTATTAAAAACGAGGTGATAACATGGCAGTAGTAGTTTTGACAGCGAAAGAAGTCAGCTTTAGCGGAGTTGAAGCGTATAGCGACACAGCCGATTACTCAGCAGCAACAGCAGTTGACGGATTTGAGTTTGTTAATGATGGAAAAACATTTGTTAACATAAAAAATGATAGTGGAGCTGTAGCATTGACGGCGACTGTAGACGTTCCTAGACCTTGTGATTTAGGCGGGACTAGCGTTCATGATGTAGCTGTAGTAATACCGTTTGGGGATGACTGGATTGTTGGCCCATTTCCAACACACATTTTCAATGCTCAAGATAGCGGAAAATGTACAATAAGACTGAGCGCATTCGCTGATATTACAGCATGTGCGTTTAAATTAACATAGGAGGTAGTATAATATGGCTATACAGCAATTAACACCAATAGAAGTAGATTACACAGGCAAAGAAATGTTATCAAAGGCAGCAAATTACACTACCTTAGCAGTTGAAGGTGGTTATTTTGTTAATGATGG